ATGCTGACAGATGCTCAGGTCAGGAAGGCCGAGAAAAAGGATCGGCCGTACAAGCTGGCCGATTCCGGGGGGCTCTATCTGCACGTCGCACCGACCGGCCGGCGCACGTGGCGCATGAAGTTCCAATTCGAGGGGAAGGAAAAGCTCCTGACCTTCGGCCCCTATCCGGAGGTATCAATATCAGCGGCGCGCGCCAAGCGCGACGAGGCGCGGCAACAACTGCGCGATCGCAACGATCCTTCGGGCGCTCGCAAACGCGCCCAGGAAGCCAAGGAGGCGGAGCGGCGCGCGATCGCCGAGCAGGCGACGTTCGAAAGCGTGGCGCGGACCTGGCACGAGCTACAGGCACCTCGCTGGGCGCCCGTCCATGCGAACGACGTCATCACCTCGCTGGTGCGGGACGTCTTTCCCGACATCGGGGGTAAGCCGATCCGATCGCTCGATACCCCGACCATCCTCGCCACGCTCCGCAAGGTCGAGGATCGCGGCTCGATCGAGACGGCCAAGCGTCTGCGGCAGCGGATATCCGGCGTGTTCGCCTATGCCATCAGCGAGGGCATCGCCACCGCCGATCCCGCGGCGGTGGCCGTCAAGGCCCTCAAGCCGCTGCCCAAGTCAAAGAAGCAGCCGTCGATCACCGATCCCGCCGAGGCGCGCGAGGTGCTGATCGCGGCCGAGGCGTCGGGCGCGTCTCCGGTAACGAAGCTGGCTTCCCGGCTCCTCGCGCTCACCGCTGTGCGGCCCGCCGTCGTGCGGGGCGTGTCATGGGACGAGTTCGAGGGAATCGACTGGACCGGGGAGGTCTACGGCCCGTTCCTGCCGCTGTGGCGGGTTCCTTCGTCCCGCATGAAACTGGTGCTCGACAAGAAGGATGAGCAGAATTTCGACCATCTGGTGCCGCTGCCTTGGCAGGCGGTCGATGTGCTGCGCGCCGTGCGCCGCCTCACCGGGCGAGGGAAGCTCGTATTTCCGGGCCAGCGCCATGCCCATCGGCCTCTGAGCGAGAACGCGATCGGGTATCTATACAATCGGGTCGGCTTCCACGGCCGACACGTCCCGCACGGCTGGCGCGCAAGCTTCTCGACCACGATGAAGGCGCGGGCGCGGAAGCAGAAGCGCTTCGAGGATCTCGAAACGATCGAGCTGATGCTGGCCCATGAGCCAGAGAACAAGGTCGCCGCCGCCTATGATCGCCATCAGCATATGGAGCGGCGGCGCGAGCTGGCCCAGGAATGGGCGGACCTCCTCATGGAAGGCATGGTGCCGGCGAACGATCTTCTGGAGGGGCCGCGCCGCTGATCAGGCTGCAGAGCGCCACCCCATCGGATCGGCGACCCACGCGTCGATGTCGCTTTCATACCAAGCCACGATGCCGGCGCTGATGCGGATCGGTGCGGGAAAGGTCCCATCTGAAATCCGTCGATAGATCGTCGTGCGGCCGAGCTTCGCGCGGGCCCTCACGTCGGCGAGCCGCAGCAGATTATCCTTCTCTCGGTTCATGGTCTTGCGCTCCTCGCTGCCCGTCGGCGGCGCAGCATGTTCGTGATGGGGTCAGCATTGAGGTCGGGAAGGAGCCGATCGAGATATTCGCGCTCGACCTTGTCCAGGTCCTCACGGGCGCAGCGAACGAACCCGACGGCATCGAAGTCCATGGCGGAGTTCGCCATGTGCGACGCGATCCTGTGGAAGCCGGTGCGAGTCTGGCCGACATAGACGATGCGATCGCCCTTCCAGAGGAAATAGACGCCGGAATGGCTATGCAGCAGGTCCGCGACTGGCACGGCGAACGCCCGAAGCCGATCGGCGCTCATGAACCGGCCCCCATGCTCGGGAGCCTGTCGCACGAGCGCGGCCTCATTGACGCAATAGCCCTTCGGAGCGCGCGGGTGGCCCGGTGACAAGGCGCGCTCGGGCTGTGCTTCGCGCTGTGCCATCCATTCGTCGATAGCCGCAACGGACCAGCGCTTGGCGCGGCCGGCTCCATACCAGCTCGGCGGGAAGTGTCCGGCATCGATAAGACGCGTCACCTCGGCAGCCGTCATCCCGGTCAACCGGGTAACCTCGACCATCGGCACCAAGCGATCCGTGGACTTCCTCATCATTCTCCCCGTTCGCGATCTCGACGCTCGCCCGCTCGCATTGCGTGAAATTTGGGATCCGATACGATCGCGAGCCGCTTTTTCCAGTGCGATACCTTGTTGGCGTAGAAGATTGCCTCGTTGATCAGACCGAGTTCATCCGCCTCGGCGGCGCGCAGCTCATATCGCCGCAAAGTCCGCGCGGCGCGTTCCGATGCCGCCTTCGCCTGGCGACGTCGAAGCGCCTTTAGCTGGTTTGACGTCATCATTCGCTCCATGCGCGGCTGGCCGCGTCGATCCCATCCGTTGCGGGATTTCCCGCAACGGCGGTCGGCACGGCATGATCCTCGGTGATCGTCGTGGTGGTCTTCCCGGTCGTCTGGGTCCGCTGCGTCTGCCAATTCGTCCCGCTCGCGGCGAAGAAGACCAGCCGACCGCCCCAGCGCGTGACCCATAGGGTTGTGCCGTCGGGTGCCACGGCCGCCCGCGCGACGCGCCCGGCGTCCAGTTTGGTGCTCGCGTCTGGGTCGGCTGATATGGGCTTCTGGCAGGCGGTGAGCAGCAGCGCCGCCGCCATCGCGTGTACGGCCTTCATCGGCGCGGCCCTCCGAACGGAATGACGTTGGCGTCGTCAGCCCAGACGATCGGCAGGCGGAGCCTGGCGGCCATTCGTGCGGCGCGGCGCTCGGCATCCTCGATGTCGTCTGCCAAGTCCGGCTCGCGTGTGTCGTCGGGTTCGCCATCGAGGCGGATGACCTCGACCATATAGCGTACCGAAGGGAGCTGAGCGCAGGATGCTCGAATAATCCGGATCACACCCTCGGCTGGTCGCCAGCCGGTCGACGCGGGCTGTGGATCGGGGAGCGCAAACCAGCCCGTCGGCTCGACGCTATAGCCATCCTCGTCGCACCAGCCGTCATCGCACCGCGTCGCCGGCACCCAGGGGCGGGTGCCGTTGAGACGCTCGGGGACGAGCGCCATGATCCAGCCATCGCCTACCGGGGCGTCCGCGATCGGAAGGACCAGCGGGGTCGGCCTATCCATCGTTCTTCTCCTTCGTAATGGGCACGCCCGAGCCCGATCGTCTACCGGGCGGCTGGAGCGCTCCGACGCGCTGGGCGGCAAGGTGGAGCTTCTGGACGGCGATGGATGGCGGCTGGCCGGAGCGGCACTCCTCGTCGGTTCGGCGATCGAGCCGGTCCGCCATGTCGTGGATGACGCGCTTCGCGGCGGCGGTGGCCGAGCGGAAGCCGCGCGCGTAATGGTCAGCCATCGGCCTGCTCCGGCTGGATCATGCCCAGGTCGACCATGACCTGTTCGAGCTCGTCGGTTTCTTCGCCGGTCAGGACCCGCTCGCGAGAGAGGGCATCCAGGGCGGCGAAGCGCCGCGCGAGTTCGGTACGGTGCGCAAGTCCGCCCCGGCCGATCTTCGCCCGGGCGGCGTCGGCGTCAGCCAGCATCTGATTGGCGATAGCGACGGCCGCATCGCGATCGGCGCCGAGCGCCAACGAGCGAACCTTGATGTCGGGCCGCGAGGAAGGCGGAACGCTCCAGTAATAGGCGAGCCTGTCGCCAGCCAGCTTCTTGGCCTGGACGTAGCGCGGGAGCGTCCTGGAGAGGCCCGTCACAGCGTCAGTCCATGGAGATAGTCGAGATCCTCCATGATCGCCTTGCGGTGATCCTCGAACCAGCCGCAAAAGCCCTCGGCTCGGGCTTCGGCCAAGTTGATCTTGACCACGACGGCCGCGAGGTTCGGCGCGCGAACCTTCTCGATCAGATGATCCATCGCCACGCAATAGACGTCGATCGCCTCGTCTTCCCCCTCGGCGCCGAGCGGCATCGCATCGCTGATCGCACGGACACGGCGGTACTCGGCGAGCGCCTCATCGAAAGCCGCCTGCTGGGTGCGCTGTTTGGCCAGGAAGGCGTCGGCCTCGGCTTCGATCGCGCGGGCTCGATCGTCGTCCATTTCGTGCCCGTCGGCCGACAGCTTCACCGCGGCAAGGCAGCGGAAATAGTTGCCGGTGATCGACGCTGCCGGGGTTTCGAGCAGCCTGTTCTCGCAGGCCACCAGGCCATCGGTTGACGCGAGCGACTGCGCCTCGGTGGCGCCGGGCGCGTTCGCGGCGGCATAGTGAGCATCGCGCTCCGTCATCCAGGCGCGGAATTGATCGGTGGTAGCTGGCGCGGTCATGCGACGCTCCTGTCGAATGAGATCACGTTGTCGGCTGGCTTTGGCTCTTGCTCGCCGCCACCGCTCGGATCGAAGCTGGGACTCCAGTCGCCGCACGTTCGGCTGGCATGGGTCTGAGGGAAGACGGGGGTGTCCCAATATTCACCGTGGCCGATCAGGGTCGGCGGAAAGCGACAGCAGGCGCCGATGTCTTGGGCGCATCCCGGATCGACCTGCGCGGTTGCGATGGCCGGCCCGCGGCGCTGCCAATAGCCGCAGGTCTCGCAGATGCACTCGGTCATCGGCCGGGCTCCGAGCGGCTGGGCGCGAATGCGCCACACCAGTCGGTCGAGCCGGTCGCCGGAAACAACGAGCACGTCGTCATCGACACGATGTCGATCTCGGGGTCTTCCGGCTGGCCGTAGGACAGTTTCGGCATAAGGGCGGCCACATAGCTCTCGCTGACGATGGGCGGCCGTGCTCGGCAGTAGCCGAACCTCCAATCCGGGTCGTCATCGAGCCGGGCGGTCTTATCCTCGCGCCAGAAGCGGCAGCGGTTGCACTGCTCGGTCATTGGACCTCTCGCCATTCGAGTTTGCGGGGCGTTGCGTCGAGCGGCGGCGCCAGGCGCTGGTCGAGCAAGATTCCGACCACGCGGCCGACCATCTTCTCGGCGAGCTGTTCGAAGGTGTATGGGCCATCCCCCCAACGGATCGGATCGCCAACCGGCGTTCCGCCGAGGCTCATCATCTGGCGGGGGAAAAGATCGCCAACCCAGAGGCGGCCGTACCATGCCGATCCTTCCGGCGCGGTGGTGAAGTAAGCCGCGACCACCGACCGAGCGCCGTTCGACCACTCGATCAGATAGGGCTCGTCCGGCATCGGCATGCGGTCGCGGGTGTCGACGGCGATGATATCGCCCCGGCGGATCATCGGCTCGCAGCGGTTGTCGTCGACCCGAAAGGCGATGCAGCCCAGCGGGATTTCGTCGAGGACGACCATCTCGCGGCGGGGGATGGGGAGCGCGCTCACTGGACCGCCTCGACCTTGGCATCGCGACGGACGTAGAAATCCGAGGGATGGGCCTTGAACGCGTCGGCAATCAGCGGCTCGACCCGCGCCATGTCGTCGATCAGAGCTTCCCAGAAATCGTCGGAGATATACCGCGAATTGGGCTCACGCTCGACCACCGGGCGCAGCGGTTCGGCAGCGGCTGGCGGGTCGTTGATCGACAAATGAAGCGGCAGCAGCTTGAGGACGATGTCGACCGCCGTTTCGGCTGGCGCTGCCGCCAGCGCCCACTCGGCGGCGATAGCGTCCTTGTAGAGCTTGTCCGCCAGGCTGTCCGGGCAAGGGTATGCATAGTAGCTGGCGAGTCTCGCATCCCGCCATGCTATGAACGCAGCGCGGACGGGCGAGAGCGTCGGGGTCTGGGTCATGCCGTGGCACTCCCTGTCGGGATTGCGCGTAGGTCGGCCAAAGCCACAGCGATGCGGCGCTCGCCGATGTTGCACAGCGTGCACAGCGTGTCGTAGTGGCTTCCACCGAGACCAAGGTTGAGCTCGTCGATCGCGTTCAAGACGGTCTGGGCAGCACACAAAGCCGCGGTGGCGGTGTCGATCACGTCGATGAGGTCGGAGAAGTGATCCGCGCCTTCCAGCTTTGCGGCCATGCTGTCGGCTGACGCCGGTATTCGGGGGGTACGTTCGACCATCGCGGCCTCCTGCTCGAGTAGCAGGGTCGATCCGCGGTTATCTCGCCGTAGCGGAGGCCGTTTCTCGCTTATCCCTGCGCATCAGCGTCTTGCGAACCGCAGGCACGGTTGATCGGCTGATGCGCAGATACTAGCAATCTATTAACCATGATCAAGAGAAAACTATTAACTAAACCTTTCGGCCGATCCAGACGACCCGGCCCACCACGTGCACCTCGTCCTGAAGCGCTTCGATTTCCGATATTTGGGGGTTGTCGGACATGAGTAGATATGCGCCGTCCGGTCGCCGTCGAACCCGCTTGATCATCCCGAGTTCGCCGTACGTGATTGCCCAGATGCGATCCTGCTGCAGGATGCGCCTTTGGCCGCGGTCGACTAGGAGTGTGTCGTTGTCGAGCAGCGTAGGCATCATCGAATCGCCGATACCGCGCGCGACGAACAACAACTCTGGCGCTGATCGCGTGATATCGGCCAGCCAGCCCGCGTCGAAGTCCCGAGGCACCGCTTCGATATGGCCCTCAATGAATGCCCCGCCCCCCATTCCGTACGCAATGTCTAGTTCTAGTAGGCGCACCCGCTCACCTTCGTCGTCTCGGACGACCTCGCCGGGGGCAATGTCGTGCCCGAGCAGCCAATCCACCGGCACGTCCAACGCGCGCGCGATGTCAGGAAGATGCTTCGATTTCTTCGTGCGGCCCTCAATTATCTGCCACATGGCGCCTTGGCTTATGCCGACGGTAGCCGCCAACTGGGACTGGTTGATGCGCTTTGCCTGCATGGCGGTCTTGAGGCGTTCGATGTTCATTCGCCCCTTCTACTAGCAATGTTATAAGAAACCTATTGCTAGAAATCTATTAACTATTAATAGTGCCGGTATGGCACAGGATGATCAGGCGGCGATCGCCGCGCACGCGCTTCAACTCGCCTTGCAGGCGGCCGGTAACAACCAATCCGAACTGGCCCGGGTTTGCGGGTGCAGCCAAGGCGCCGTGTGGCAGATGCTGAACAAGCCTCAGCCCCGGCTCTCTCATCTCTACGTGCTGAAGGTCGAACAGGCTTACGGCATCCCTCGCCATCTGCTCCGGCCGGACATCTATCCACGTCCCGCCGAGGCGGCGCCGATCGATCAGCCCCAGGCGGCCTGATCGCATGGCGGAGCGGGGAAACCGGGGCGACCGTCGTGCACGGAACGCCGAAGGGGAGGCCGCCTTCCGCAAGGCGGTCGACGACGCCAAGGAGCGGTACAACATCACCGACATCGTCGGGCGGACACGATCAATCCGACGGGCGGGGCGGGCCCATGTCGCGCTCTGTGCGTTCCATCAGGAGCGTTCGCCGAGCATGCACCTCTACGATAGCCAGGGGCGATATCATTGCTTCGGCTGCGGCGCGGACGGCGACATCATCGAGTATGTCATGCGCACCGAGCGGCAGGGTTTCGTCGATGCCTTGCGCTGGCTGGGCGCCGCGAACCTCCCTGCCGTCGATCCGGCCCAGCGCGCGGTCGCAGCGGCCGAGGATGAGGCTGAACGCCGGGAGGCGATCGCCGAAGCACGGTCCATATGGGATGCCGCCCGGCCAGCGCGTGGAACGCCAGCCGAAGCCTATGCCCGGTCGCGTGGCATCATCGCCGAGCTGCCGCCCTCGATCCGCTTCGCGCGCACCTATGCGTGGCGCGACCGGGAGACGGGCGAGATCGGACCCAGCCATGCCGCCCTGATCGGGGGCGTTGTCGATGCGGCTGGGGCGCTGATCGGCCTCCAGCGCGTGTTCATCACCGACGACGGCAAGGCGAAGCTCTGGGGCAAGCGGTCCAAGCGGTCTCTAGGTCGCGTTCGTGGTGGCGCGCTGCGGCTGGGCCCGCCGGCCGCCGAGGTCATCTTGTGCGAAGGGCCCGAGGACGGCCTGACGCTGATGCAGGAACTGCCCGGACGCTCGGTCTGGGTCGCGCTCGGCACGGACATGATGCCGGCGATCGAGCTGCCGCTGCCCATCACCAAGGTCACGCTCGCGGGCGACAACGATGCGGCCGGGCGGGCGGCGATCGAGCGGGCAGGGGTCGCGCTTGAAGCGCGGGGCTATTCGGTTGGGACGATGTTCCCGCGCCGAGGCTTCAAGGATTTCAACGATCAGCTCAGGGGTATCCGGCAATGACGACCGGCAATTTCACGGTACGCGAATCCAAACCGGCGGACCTGGTGCTAAGCAACCCGGAAGCCGAGAAGAAGGTGCTCGGCTATCTGCTGCACGACAACTCCAGCCTCGACTTGCTCGCCGACAAGGTCGACGATCGCGATTTCGCCGACCCCTTCCATGCCAGGATATTTGCTGTCGCCGCCCGCGAGATCGGCGAGCGTCGCCGGGTCAATCCGGTGCTGCTGGCGCCGATGTTCAAGGACGACGCCGATTTCGTCGATTCCGGCGGTCGCGTCTTCTTCGAGGCGCTCGCCCAGGACGTCGCATTCGAGGTGTACGATCCGGCATATGCCGATCGAGTTCGCGAGCTGGCGGTGCAACGGCGTCTTATCAGCAGCCTGCGCACGGTGATCGAGGATGCGTCGACGCCCGGCGCCGACCTCCAGTTGCTGGTCGCCGATGCCGACACCGCCCTCGCGTCCGCGATTGAGCGCCAGCACGCGAGCATTTTGTACGATGCCGGCGACTGCGTCGACGAGGTGATCGCGGGCTTCGACCGTATCATCCAAGGAATCACCAGCGATGTGGTCGAAGGGTTCGATCGGCTCATAGGGCCGATCCGCGCCGGCTGGCTGGGCTATATCGCGGGGCGGCCCGGCATGGGGAAGAGTGCCGCCCTCATCAGCTATCTTCGCGGCTGTGCCGCGAAGGGGCACCATGTCCTGTTCGCGAGCCTCGAGATGAAGCTGCCCACGATCTCGCTCAGGCTCATTTCCGACCATTGCTATGCGATCGGCCAGCCGATCTTGTTCGATCGGCTCCTGCACAACGACCTTCAGCCCCATCAGCGGCGCCTGATCCAGGAGATCCGCTCTGACGTGGTGAAGCTGCCTCTCTCCATCGCGGACCAGAAGGTGCATACCATCTCGCAACTCCGCCGCACGATCCGTCGGCAGAAGCGCCGCTTGGAGGTCAACGGCGCAAAACTCGATCTCGTCGCGGTCGACTATATCCAGCTCCTGAAACCGGACAGGTCGCGCGACAACGAATTCGAGGACGTCACCCAGGTCAGCCGGGCGCTGGCGGAGATGGCGCGCGACGAGGACGTTGCCATGGTGTGCCTGTCGCAACTCAGCCGGCGGGTTGAGGAGCGCACCGATAAGCGACCGATGCTGTCAGACCTGCGGAGCAGCGGTCAGCTTGAGCAGGACGCCGATTTCGTCGTGATGCTCTACTCGGACGAATATTACCTGAAGAAGGCCCGACCAACGTCGGGAACGCCCGAGTTCGATGCTTGGGAGGCCAAGCTGGCGAAGGCGCAGGACGTCCTGGAGTTTAGCTGCGTCAAGCACCGGCATGGCCCCGAGGATATGTTCCATGGCCGCTTCCATCGGCCTTACCAGGCGGTGCGCTGATGCCCGCCCCGCATAGGAGATCATCGACATGAGCGGCTGGTATCGCATGCATCGCGGCTGGATGGACCATGTCCTCTTTAAGCGGGAGGCGTACAGCCGGCGCGACGCCTTCCAATGGTTGATCCAGGAGGCGGCGTTCCAGCCGACAACGGTCGCGGCGAACGGCGGCACCGTCCATCTGGAGCGCGGCCAGCTTTCCTATTCCATCCGGTTCATGGCCAAGGCCTGGAAGTGGGACGAGAAGAAGGTGCGGCGCTTTCTCGAAGAGGCTGCGGCGGCGGAAATTATCGAGCGCGGCGATGCCGCAGGCCAGACGCTGATAACCATCTGTAAATACGACTATTATCAGACGGATCAGCGCGGCGATGCCGCACCATCAGGTGAGGCGGTGCCGCAGTTGCGCCGCGGCGGCGCCGCAAAGAATAAAGAATTAGAAGAAGGAAAGAAGGAAGAGGTCGCGCGCGAGCGCGCGCGAGGCGCGGCCAAGAATTATGCTTTCGAGGGGCGTACCGTCCGACTGACCGTCGAGGACTTCAACCGGTGGGCCGTGGCGTATCCCTTGGTCGACGATCTCCGTCACCAGCTCGAAAGGATCGACGAGTGGTGGGAGGGCCAGCCGCCGGCCGATCGCCGAAACTGGTTCAACCGTACCAGCGGGATGCTCCGGAAGCGCAATGGCGAGCGCGAGGCCGCGAATGCAGCCGCGAAGAGGGCCACCGAGGTCGACATGGATATCTTCGAGCGTCGGCATGCCGAGTTCGAGGCGAGGTATCCGGACGCCGTGGCGCGCTACCGCGAGATGGATCGCATCGCCGCCGAGGCTCGGGCCCGGGATGAAGCATACGCTGCCGCGGCCCGCGAATCTCAGAGGGAGATCAACTGATGTCCATGATCATGTGCGCCACCTGTCGATTCTGGGAGCCGTCGGGCTTCGGCACGCGGGAATATGGCGAGGGGCCACCCGATGAAGGGACGTGCGCCGAGGAGATCGGATCCTGTCATCGTGCGCCACCGACCATCGTTCCGCTGCCTGTTCGTCGGGCCCAGGGTACGGCGACCCTGTCGGAGGGGGAGGAGGGTTATGCCCCGCTACTGATCAGGAACCATACCGCGTGGCCGTCAACGCTCACGACGGAGACGTGCGGCAAGTGGGCCGAGCATCCTCGCGAAGCGCACCGCCGCCGCGCGGAGATGGCTCCGACGCCTCGTGCTGTTCGGCCCGACCCGTTCGCGGGCGCCGACCAAGACGATGATCGGCCGTTCTGATGCCCCGCCGCCGCAAGCCCGATCGCGCCGAGATCATCCGCCGGCTGGTCGCCGTGAAGGTGATGGTTGCGAGCATGAAGGACGCCATGCCCATCGCCGCGCGCGAGCTGCGCCGGCAGGCGGGCGAGTCGATCGACGACATCATCGAGGATCTCCGGTGAGGTGGCGGGACGACTGGCTGGCGGCGGTCATGGTGGGCGGCGCGGGCGGCGTCCTCGGCTATGCGCTCGGGAAGCTGCTGGCCGCATGGGTGGGCGCATGATCCGGATCGATTGGAAGCTGTTCGCGACCCAGCTCGCGCACGCTTCCAGCGCGGCATGGCGCATCGCGGCCGAGCGCAAGGTCGCCGGCGAGGACCATCGGACGTTGCTCAGGCTCGCCCAGCGGCTCGGCCGGGCCGCGCAGCAGTTGGCGGCGGAGGAGGGGCTCTGATGCGCATCAAGGCCAAGGTCAAATTGGTGGCCGCCATCTTTTTCTACTGCTGGCTCGCCAGCCTGATCATTCGGGAATGGTGGTGATGGGAACGCCGCTGAGCCGCTTCGCAACGTTGGGGCAGGAGGCCGACCCGGCACACGCGCGCCGTGCGGCCCGGGAAGCTTACCACGCCCACGGCATCGTCCTGATCAATCCCGAATGGCTGACCGGCTGGGCCGACCGGAAGCAGCTCGAAATCCTGGCCGAGAAGTTGTTCGGACGGAGGAACGCGAAGTGACGGAAGACGGTGGCAAGTTTGAGGTGGTCAGCCGCCACGGCGAGGTCTTCACCGGGGCCACCGAGGAGCAGGCCAGGGCGAAGCGTAGGGCTGCGTTCGCCGATGAGGTCGAGCGTATGCGACAGGAGGACCCGGAGAGCGTCCGGCTCGCCCGGCAGCGGGTGAAGGCCTCCCGGCCGCGGAAGCGCGACGTCATCGACGTTCGCGGGAAGAAGGCCAAGGGCAAGGAGAAGCCGAAGCTCGGCATGCCGACGCCTGAGCGAATGCAGCACGCCGATTTCGTCGAGGAGGCCGTCTACGACGTCCTGCCTGGCGGGCGCCGCTCGATGATTGGGCGGGCCTGGCAGGTGCGGCCGCGCTTCTTGTCGATCGAGGGCCTGTCGGCTGCGCAGTTGCGCGCCCTGACCATTTATCGGCGGACGTTCGACGAATCGCAGCGATCGGAGGTCAAGAGTGCCCTTGATGTCGGGCCCGGCGGCCGGTCGGGGCTGACCGGCGCCGAGGCCGCTTTCGCGCGGCTGGAGACGATCGCCTTTGCCGACATCGCGCTGCAGCGGATCGAGGCGAGGGTGCGGTCCGAGTTGGCCGTGCTTCGCGCTGTCGCGCTGTTCGACCGGGACTTCAAATCCCTCGCTATCGACCTGTTCGGCGGCCGCGAGGTGCAGCGGATCGACGCCCGGAAGCGCGATGCCCAGGTCGAGACCGTGATGCAGCCGCGTTCGGGTCGGGATCGGACCGAGATCCGTCGCCGGTTCATGGTCGCTCTCGACCAGCTCGTCGCTGCGCTCGCGCCGCCCAGCCGACCGCATCCGGCAGGAGAGGGGCCCACGCGCGCGCTTGCACCCGCGCTCGTGTGCGAGGCTCCGCTGGTCGATGCCCGCTATCTGGACGAGGAGGGCTATATGCTGCCCTGGGAGGACATCAGGGCGATCATCCTCGGCGACTTGGCGTCCGAAAGTGAGGACTTGCAGCGGGGCACGGATTGAGGCTATTTATCAACCATCGGAAGTCCGACCAGCAGAGGCCGCGCCCGCACAGGGTTGCGGCCTCGGTCGTTTCTGGAGGCTCTCATGATCTCGGCGGGTAATGCCGCCATACCCATACCGCGAGAGGCGGTGATGACCGGATCTGCCATCTGGGGCGGCGCGGTCGGAGCCCGTCACTGCCGGGAGCGCAGGGCCGCATGGGTCCTATCAGCGCGTCCGGTGCCCGCCGCCAGATAGCGCGGGCAACATCCCATGAGGTATCGGCATGAGACTGGAGGCTGTGGGCTTTGCCCTCTTCGCGGCCGTGGCGGTCCTGCTGAGCCTCCGTCTCATGGCGCTGGTGCTCTGATCGGAGGCGGACGCTGATGGCCTGGTCACGCGCGTCTCGACATGATCGCGGCTATGGCGCTGCATGGGACCGGGCCCGCAAGCGCATCCTCGAACGCGATAAGCACCTCTGCCAGCCGTGCTTGACGCGCGGCATCGTGCGGTCGGCGCCCGAGGTCGACCACGTCACGCCGAAGGCCGAGGGCGGCACGAACGACGACAACAACCTGCAGGCAATATGCCGCGATTGCCATCGGCAGAAGACGGCCGAGGAGTCGGCAAGGGCGCAGGGACGCCGCGCGCCACGCCGCATCGTCGCGGTCGGGCTGGATGGGTGGCCAGAGGAGAGTTGATATGCGCGGCAAGGTCATTTCCGACGGCAGCACGGTGGGAACGCGCGTCTTCACCGATGACGGCCGCCAGGTTCGCGAGGTCGCCGGCGTCAGCTGGCGTCATGAGGAAGCCGGCCAGCTTCCGGTGCTCGACGTCCAGATCGGGCTGTATGAGATCGAGGCCGAGGGCGAGATGCGGGTACTGGTCGGGCACCCAGCCGATGGCGGCCTGCGGGAGGTCAAGCGGATAGCGTTCGCTGATGGCACCTGCTGGCCCGAGCGGGCGCCGACCGTTGTGCGCATGTCCGGCGTGGAGTTGATGCGATCCATCCAGATCAAGGTCACGCTGATGGGTGTGGTCCGCTTCCGCACCTGGCTGGCCGGGAAGATCATCGCCCTCGCGGCCCTCGTCGCGGGATGTCAGGCAGAGGTGACGGTCGACCAAGCCGCCAGCACCTCCGCCGACAGCGCGGACAATGTGCGCTGAAAGGCGCTGAAAACGGCCAATTCCGGTTCATCTGAGCCCCGCCGCGGCACCCGCAAGGGAGGGGGTGGGTTCATCGTGAAGGCCGTCCGGCCTCTGGACCGACCCCGGCCAAAAATTCGTGAAATTGCAGATTAACGTTTTCGATTTTCTTATTTGCAACGCCGTCGCGGGGCGATGGAGGGGCGTATGGCCCAGCGAGGCGCCAAGCCGAAACCGGCCAAATTGCGGCTCGTAACCGGCACCCACAACGTCACCCGGCATGGACCGAAGGACGAGGCGAAGCAGGCCGTCGAGGCCGCGAAAACCGGCTTCGGCAAGCTGGTGCGACCCTCCTATCTGAAGGGGCAGGCCAAATGGGCATGGGATCGGTACATCACGCCCGCCGGCTGGCTGGATGCGTCGCGGGAAGCCGCGGCGATCGCGTTCTGCGAGCTGTGGGAGGAGTACCGCTCCATGCCGCGCATGTTCAACGCGTCGAAGCATCAGCAGATGCGCGCGTACATGGCCGAGTTGGGCCTGACCGACGAGCGTAACCGTGGCGACTTCGACCCGACGGAAACGAAAGACGCCTTCTTCGACGACTGATCGCGCGACGCTGTACGCGCTCGCCGTCACCAGCGGCGAGATCGTCGCCGGCCCGCACGTCCGCAACGCCTGCCGCCGCCACCTCGACGACCTCGAGCACGGCGCCGAGCGCGGGCTTCGCTATGACGAGGCGATTGCCGCGCACGTCATCGCGTTCTTCGAGACGAAGCTTTGCCTCTCCGAGGGACAGTTCGAAGGTCAGCCGCTGAAGCTGGAGCCGAGCCAGGCGTTCATCATCGGGTCGATCTTCGGCTGGCAGCGCGAGACGCGCCGCTACGGCTGGCGTCGCCGCTTCCGGCGAGCCTATATCGAGCAGGGCAAGGGCAACGGGAAATCGCCGATCGCGGGAGGGATCGGACTGTACGGCATGACTGCCGACAAGGAGGCCGGCGCCGAGATCTACGCGGCGGGCGCCACCAAGACCCAGGCGGGCATCCTGTTCCGCGACGCGGTAAAGATGGTCGACAAGTCGCCGGAGCTGGACAAGCGGATTCGGCGCAGCGGCGGACCGGGTCGCGAATATAATCTGGCGGTCCTGCGCACCAATTCGAACTTCCAGCCGATCAGCCGGGAGACGAAGAAGACCGGCTCGGGTCCGCGCCCACATTTCGCGCTATGTGACGAGGTGCATGAGCATCCCGACCGTGGCATCATGGAAATGCTCGAGCGCGGGTTCAAATTTCGGACCCAGCCCTTGCTGTTCATGATCACGAACAGCGGATCGGATCGGAAATCGGTCGCATGGGAGGAGCACGAGCACGCGGTCAAGGTCGCCGCCGGCAACCACGACGCGAAGGATGAGGACGCGGCTTACCTCGGCAAGCCGATCGACGATTCGACCTTCTCCTATGTGTGCGCGCTCGACCCCGGCGACCAGCCGCTCGACGACCCGAGCTGCTGGATCAAGGCGAACCCGCTGCTCGGCGTGACGATCGACGACGAATATCTGGCCGGCGTCGTGAAGCAGGCCAAGGACATGCCGGGCAAGCTGAACGGCATCCTCCGTCTGCATTTCTGCGTCTGGACCGATGCCGAAACGGCCTGGATGAGCCGGGCGGCGCTGGAACCGTGCCTCGCGGAGTTCGACGACGCCGACCATGTCGATGCGAAGGCGTGGATCGGGCTCGACCTGTCGCGGAACCGCGACATCACCGCCCTGGCCTGTGTCGTGAAAACCGGCGAGGTCGAGGTCGAAGCCGAGCGCGACGGCGAGAAGCAGATCGTGCTGAAGCCGACCTTCGACGCGTGGATCGAGGCGTGGACGCCCGGCGATACCGTCGCCGCCCGCGCCCTGGTCGACAAGCAACCCTATCAGGAGTGGATCGACGCGGGACACCTCCACGCGCCGAAGGGTGCGAGCATCCGCTTCGATCATGTCGCCCAGGCGCTCGCCGAATATGCCTATGACTTCGACGTCCAGGCCGTCGCCTATGACCGCTACGCCTTCAAGGCGAGCTTCGAGCCGGAATGTGCGAAGCTCGGAATCGCCGTCGAGTTCGTCGAGCATCCGCAGGGCGGCACGAAGAAGGGCAAGCCGACCGAGGCGATGAAGGCCGTCGCCGAGATGGAGGGCCGCGAACCGGAAGGGCTCTGGATGCCTGGCTCGGTGCGGCTGCTGGAAGATGCGATCCTCGAACGGCGCATTCGACTGAAAACCAACCCGGTCCTGATCTCCGCGATGATGAGCGCCGTCACCGATGAAGACAAATGGGGCAACCATTGGCTTGCCAAGGAGAGGGCCGTGAACAAGATCGACGCAGCCGTCGCGCTCGCCATGGCGATCGGCGCGGCCAGTTCCATGGCCGCCTCGGACGCCCCGGCCTCCTCGCCGTGGGATGATCCCGATTTCAACATGGCGGGGGCCGCCTGATGTCGCCGGACGATTACCGCCGGGCGTCGGGGTATCGCCGCTCCGAGGGCGAGCAGCGCAGCGGCGGCAACCCGCTGGAGAATCCGGGCATCCCGATCAGCGCGAGCTACGAGGAGTTCCTTCGCTTCTTCGGCCAGCTCGACACGACGACCCAGCTTCCGCCGGTCACGATCGAATCCGCCATGGAGGTGCCGGCGGTGCTGTCCGCCACCTCCTTCCTGTCGCGGGCGCTGGCGAGCCTGCCGCTTCATGCGTATCGCCGAGGCGAGGACAAGCCGCTCGACGGCGATTTCGAGATGCTGCTGAACGAGGCGCCGAACGGCGAATGGACCAGCTTCGGCTGGCGCCAATATATCTGGCAGCAGGTTTTCACGGGCGGTCGCGGCCCGACGTACATTGAGCGGACCGGGACCAGGGCGGTGGCGCTCTGGCCGATGGACCCGAACCTGACGACGGTTTTCCGCCGCGGAGGCAAGCGCTTCTATCGGTTCGGCGGCGAGGAATATCCGGCGACCGACGTCATCGACGTGCCGTTCATGCTGAAGGCCAACCAGCTCGACGTCGTCTCGCCGATCTACAAGGGCCGCAAGGCGATCGGCCTGGCGCTGGCCATGAACAATTTCGCGGGGACCTTCTTCGGCAGCGGCGGCGTCCCGCCGCTCGCGTTGCAAGGTCCGCTGCCGGCCGGCCCCGAGGCGTTCAAGCGCGCGCAGGAGCAGATTCAGCGTGCGATCGACATGGCGCGCAAGAACGGTGCGCCGTTCTTCGGGATGCCGCCCGGCCATGAGCTGAAGTCGATCGGCGTCGACCCCGACAAGGGGCAGATGACGCCCGGCCGGCTGTTCCAGCTTCAGGAGATCGCCCGGCTGTACCAGTTGCCGCCGGTCTTCCTCCAGGACCTGACCAACAACACCTTCACGAACGCCGAGCAGCAGGACCTGCAACTGATCAAGCATACGCTGCTCCACTGGTCGACGGCCTTCGAGCAGGAATGCAGCCTCAAGATATTCGGGCAGCGCTCCCGCGCTCGCCAGATCCGCCACGATTTCACGGCTGCGATCCGCGGTGATCTCAAGAGCTGGTTCGAGGCGATCGCCCGCGCGATCCAGACCGCCCAGCTCACGCCGAACGAAGCCCGGCGCCTCAACAACCGGCCGCCGGCCGAGAACGGCGACAAGCTCTACATCCAGGGGGCGACCGTGCCGCTGGGGACCCAGCCTCTGATGAAGGCGCCGAAGAACGGAGACGAAGGCGATGGCGACGGAACCGCCTGAGATAAACGCGCGCGAGATGCGCGCGATCGACAGCCAGCTCGAGCTGCGCAGCGTCGGCGCCGATGATGCCGGCCCCGGCACGGCCTCGGGCTATGCCGCGCTGTTCAACGTCGAGGCCGATATCGGCGGCTATTGGCGCGAGCGGATCGCACCCGGCGCGTTCACCCGCACGCTCGCCGAGGATGATATCCTGTCGGTGCATAGCCACGACATCGGCCGCGTCGTCGGCCGCACCGGCGCCGGCACGCTGACGCTGCGCGAGGATTCGAGGGGGCTCGCCTTCGAGAACGCGCTGCCCGACACCAGCGACGGCCGCGACCTCGCCGTGTCGATCGAGCGGAAGGACATCCCGGGGATGTCGTTCGGCTTCATCACCCGCAAGCAGGAATGGGACGAGACCGTCGACCCGCCGCTGCGCACGATCATCGAGGCGACGCTGATCGAGATCACCTATTCGGCGCTGCCCGCCTATCCCGACACGACGGTCGGGATGCGCTCGCTCGAACATGCCCGCGCCGAACGGCGCGAGCATAACCGCAAAGCCGGCTCCCAACGCATCGCCGAGCGCCGCGCGCGCCAGATGCATTTGGAGCGCGGTCTTCGCTGATCACCGGACCCGATCCGAGGCGCGCGCCGACGCTTTCCATCGACGCACCCCAGGAGACTGACAATGCCCACGCTTACGGAGCTTCACGAGAAGCGCGGTGGCCTGGTGACCCAGGCCCGCGAGGCGCTCGACGCCATCACCGCCAACACCGACGAAAGCCGCACCAAGGAACTGGAGGAGCGGCACGACAAGATCATGGCCGAGTTCGACCAGATCGAGGCCGACATCAAGCGTGAGGAGCGCCAGGCCCAGATCGAGAAGGACGAGGAGGAGCGCCGCGCCAAGCGTCGTCCGCTCGGTCCCGACGGCCAGGAGGAGCGCGAATTCGAGCCGAACTCGGCGAAGGACAAGGAAAAGCGCCAGGCCGAATATCGTTCGGCCTTCGACGCGTGGATGCGCACCGGCTGCGACGTCCAGGCGCTCTCGAACGAGCAGCGCGAGCTGCTGCGCCGGGGCTTCCAGGAAGAGCGCGTCCAGGTCGCCGGCACGACCACGGCGGGCGGTTATACCGTGCCGAAGGATCTCGCGAACGAGATTGTCCGCGTCATGAAGGACTGGGGTCCGATGTATGACGAGAACATCGTCCGCGTCATCACCACCGGCTCGGGCAACGAGTTCGACATCCCGACCAACGATGACACCGGCAGCTCGGCGTCGGCGCTGTCCGAGGGCTCCGACCTCACCGACGACAACAGCGGCGACCTGACCTTCGGCCAGAAGCGCCTCGACGCCTATGTCGACGCGACGCCGTGGGTGAAGATCAGCTTCGAGCTGATGCAGGACTCGGCCTTCAACCTGGAGGAGTTCCTGGCCGACGCGCTCGGCGAGCGGCTCGGCCGCCGCGCTAATAACCGGCTGACCGTCGGCACCGGATCGAGCCAGCCCAACGGCATCGTCACCGCAGCGGGCGCCGGCGTCACGGCCGCCGCTGCCGCGGCGATCGCGGCCGACGAGCTGTTCAACCTCCAGCATTCCGTCAACGCGGCCTATCGCCGCAGCCCGAAATGCCGGTGGATGTTCGCCGACAGCACGCTGCTGGCCTTCCGCAAGCTGAAGGACGGCGACGGCAACTATCTGTGGCAGATGGGCGATATCCGCGTCGGCGCGCCCGACCTGCTGCTGCAGAAGCCGTACTCGATCAACGACGACGTGCCGGCGATCGCCGCCAGCGCCAAGTCGGTCGTGTTCGGCGACTTCAGCCGCTACTGGGTCCGCAAGGTCGGCGTGCCGATCATCGGCACGGTGCGGGAACGCTTCTGGCCGAAGGTCGGCCTCGCGGGCCTGATCCGCTACGACGGCGAGCTGATGGACGCGAACGCCGTCAAGGTGCTCACCCAGGCCGCGAGCTGATCCACCCCACATCGTGAAGGGACGTCGGGGTGCATGTCGCCCCGGCGTTCTGTCCCGGCTGGCGCGCCCAGCCCGGTCAGAACGCGTCCCAATGGAGATCGACCATGAGCACTCGCCGTGAACGCCGCGCTGCTGCTGCCGCACCTTCCGCCCCGGCCACCCCGGCTGCGCCCGTCGCTACTACCGCCGAAACCGAGACTGTAGTGGGCGCCACCGGCGATGACACGATCGTCGCCGCGGCGGGCGACGACACGATCGGATCGGCTGTCGGCGACGACACGCTCGGCGCGGGCGCCGGTGCCGACACGGCCGCTGCTGGTGATGGCGATGACACGATCGAAGGCGCGGCGGCCGGCGGCGGTGCCGCGACCAGCGAAGCTGGAGAGCCGGACGTCGACGACGACAAGGTCGAGGTGATCCTGACGACGAGCCTGTCGGCGCCGGGCTGGTCGAAGAAGCCGGGCGACCCGTATCGGTGCAGCCCCGCCGAGGCGAAGCGCCTCCGCGACGCCGGATTCGCCGAGCCCGAAGCCTGATCCCATGGGCTGGTATCCCCACACCGTCACCGCCGCGCCGGCCAGCGAGCCGGTGACGCTGGAGGAGGCGCAGGGGCAAGTGCTCCCTGGCAGCGTGGCCGACGATGCGGTGCTGACGCGCTACATCAAGGCCGCGCGGGCGCATGTGGAAGGGATTTGCGGCACGCCGCTCGTCAGCCGGACAATCGCGGTGAAATGCGACCGCTTCGCCGATTTCGCCGCGGTGCCGACGGTCCCGCTGTTCGAGGTGTCGGCGATCGAATATGTGGACGCCGCCGGCGCGGCCCAGACTCTTTCGCCTGATGTCTATGAGGTCCGCTCCGACGGCCTGGTCGCGTCGATCGCGCTCAAGCCGCATCAGTCGTGGCCGGGCACCTGGCCGGGGTCGCGCATCACGTTGACGGCGGACGTCGGCTATGACGAGGTTCCCGAGCACATCAAGCAGGCCATGCTGCTGCTGATCGGCCACTGGTTCGAGAACCGCGAAGCGACGGGCGCCGAGATGAGCAAGATCCCGCTCGGGTTCGACGACCTGCTCGTCAACGATCGGTCGTTCGCATGAAGGCCGGCTCGCTCGATCGCCGGGTCGACATCCAGCGCAAGACGAAGGCGACCGGCGTCCGGTCGGCGGGCAAAGGTACATGGGCGACGATCGCCGCATCGGTGCCGGCGAACGTGCAGGACATGCTGCCGAGCCGCGCCGAGCGGCTGGCCGAGGGCGTCAGCATCGCCCGGCGACCGGCACGGGTTCGGATGCGGTATCGCGAGGACGTCACGCCCGACATGCGCCTGAAGATGGGCGAACGGCTCATGCGCATCGTCGCCGGCCCGATCGAGCTCGGCCGGCGCGAAGGCATCGAGATGGTGGTCGAGGATTACACGGCCGCCGGTGAAGACCCCTGAAACTGAAAGGACCATCACATGGCCAAGGTGAAGACCCTCGTCGATTTCCACGACCTGACCAACATCGATCCGAAGACCGGCTTCCCGAAGCTGGTCCCCGCCGGAACGACTCTCGATATCGACCGCGACCGGCAGGCCGAGCTGGCCGCGCGCCGCATCGTGCCGAAGCCCGGCGAGGTCGTCGAGGAAGCCCAGCCGGCCACCGCTGGCAGCAAGTAACGCCCCTCCAGGCGTGAACCGCGGGGCGGCGGCCGCTTCCGTCGCCCCGCACCCCGTTTCAATGAGGTCGCGCCATGGTCTCCATGTCGATGAGCGTCATCGGTGACGCCAATCTCCGGTCGGTCCTGAAGGGCCTGCCCGCGAAGCTGGAGCGCAGCGTGATCCGTGGCGGCATGCGCGAGCTCGCCAAGGTCGTCGCCGAGGAGGCGCGCGAGAATGTGCCGTCAACCGGCATCACCCGCCAGGGCAAGAACGGCAAGGTCGTCATCCATGCCGACGATGTGCGCGGATCGATCAAGGTGCGCAGCAGCGTCCTGCGCAGCGGCATCATCACCTCGTCGGTCTATACGAGCGGCAAGGGCTCGGGCGTCGCGCTCTGGCTGGAATATGGCACGGTGCCGCATCTGGTGTCGGTGCGCGAGGACGTGCTGCCGACCTGGAAGGATCGTCGCGGCCGGGTGCGCGCCTGGAGCGTCGGCCGCGTCAACAAGGCGGTGAAGCACTCCAGCCTCGTCATCGGCAACCGCTTCGTCGGCGCGATCGTGTCGCACCCCGGCGCCTCGCCGCGGCCGTTCCTGCGGCCCGCGCTCGACGCGAAGTTCAATGCCGGGATGGATGCGATGGCGACCTATATCCAGACCCGGCTGGCGAAGTATGGGCTCAATGCCCCGGTCGAGTCCGAGACGAGCGACCAATGAGCGGCGTCTGGGTCCTGGGCGAGCTGCTGACGGCGCATGCCGGCCTGGTCGCGCTGCTCGGCGACAACATCAAGGGCGGCGCGCTCGACGCCGTGCCGTCGCTGTCGTTGAACCGGGTCAGCCGCCAGCGGCTCCCCGCGCTATCGCCCGGCGCGAAGCGCTGGACCGAGCGCGTGCAGGCGACCGCCCAGGCCCGCGATTACGAAGAGCAAAGCGCCATCATCGCCATGGCCCATGAGGCGGCCGAATATCGGATCGGCGCCTTCGCGGGCGTGGTCGACGTGTCGGTGACGCCGGCCGGCGACGGCCCGGACTTCATCCTGACCGACCCCACCGTCTGGGGCGGGAGCTGCGATTTTTTCGTCTCCTATACGGAGACCTGACCCCGATTGCCGTCCGGCAATATCACCGCCCGCACCCTGCGGGCTTCTCTTTGATGGAAGGAAAAGCCCATGTCCGTGATGACGGCAGCGGGAACGAAATATTATGTCTCGGCCGCGGCGCCCGCCACCTATGACGCGGCCGGCTATGCGGCGCTGACCTGGACGCTGGTCGGCGAGGTCACCAGCATCGGCGAGTACGGCCGCGAATATACCGAGGTGACGCATCAGCCGCTCGCCTCGCGCGCGCAGCAGAAGCTGAAGGGCGGATACACCGAAGGCACTTTCCCTCTCGGCCTCGCGCTCGATACCGACGATACCGGCCAGATCATCTTGCGCGCCGGGGTCAACTCCGACGCGCCGATCAGCCACAAGATCGTCCACCAGAACACCGATACCGATTATTTCCGGGGCCTGGTCTATTCGTTCAAGAAGAACCCGGGCGAGCTGAACAACGTCGTCAGCGCCACCACCAGCATCGGCATCACCACCAACGCGGCGGGCGTCGGCATCGTCGAGGTGCTCGCCGCCTAACCCGTTTCCGGCCCTTTCTCTCCCTTGGGGGCCGGGAAAACCGCGCCGGCTCGTCCTGTTCGCAGGCCGGGGCGGGTCGGCGCACCATTTCCTCCTGCGAAAGGTTTCAGTCCATGGATATCACGAAAAAGGCCGTCATCGACGCCGCCTTCCTCCACCTTCGTTCGGCCGACGACGTGCCGATGTACGAGGATGGTCCCAACGGCCAGCCCGACCTGTCGAAGAAGGTCGCGATCGAGCTGCACGGGCCGGGCTCGGCTCCCTACAACAAGGCGCAGGCCGTCGCGCAGAACAAGATGCTCGAGCGGATGCGCCGGAAGAGCAAGGTCGAGCTGACCGCCGAGGAACAGCGCGCCGAGCAGGTCGACCGGCTGGTGGCCTGCACCATCGCGTTCCACCATATCGAGCACCCGGCCTATCCGGGCGCGACCGGCGAAACGCTCTTCCGCGCGGTCTATTCGGACCCGGCGCTCGGCTTCATCCGCGATCAGGCGCTGGAGTTCATCGGCGACTGGGGAAATTTTACGGCGACCTCGAACGCGGCCTGATCGAGCACGTTCGAATATTGGCCTGGCTGGGCGCCGTACCGCGCCCGGCCACGCTGCCGGGCAAGAAGCCGGCCGCCGATCCCCCGCCGAGCAAGTCCCGGCTGGAAACCATGCGCGAACAGGGCATCGAGCCGCCCGCCCCGTTCGCGGAGATGCCTCAGATCGTCGAATGGCTGATGGAGATCGGCCCGATCGAAACCAGCAGCGCCGGCCGGGCGCCGTTGAGCTGGGGCGCGATCAACGAATGGTGCATCGGATCGGGTGCCGACCTGGCGCCGTGGCAGCGCCGGCTGATCCGGCGGCTGTCGGTGGCGTTCGCGGCGGAAACGCAGCGGGCCGAAGATCCCGAGGCGCCGCATCCGTCAGCCGCGGCTCCCATCGACCGCGCCGCCGTCGGCCGTGCTGTGCGGGAGGCCCTGAAAACATGGAAAAACCGATGATGACACCCGAAGCCGATAAGCGCGCCGACGCCTTCCTGGCCGGACTGCCCTCTTGCAGCGTGACCGAGCGGCTGGAGACCGCCACGCTGCTGCCGCCGTCGGAATGGAGGGTGGCAGCGCTCGACGACAGGCATTTCGCTGTCGCCATCCTCTCGCGGCGCGGCGTCGCCTATTGGCAGCGGTGGCGGATATCAGACTTTCCGAATAGTTTCTTCGGTATCGAAGATCTCGAACGCGCCGGCGTTCTTGGGATTTACGTGGCGGCCATCGAGCAGTTCCATGGTGGTCCCGCCTCGTAACCATTGCACCGGGCCGTCCAGAGGGCGAAACGGCACCATCGTTGCCCAGACCACGACTGTATAGCGATTGCCGCTGTCGCCGATCGCCTCGAACCGTTCGACCTCTTCCCTCATTTGACCCCCCGTCCACCGTGACGGTACACCGTTACCGGAACGGCGACCGGGGAGTCGATATGAGTTACAGTTGGCTGCGATTTCTGAGTCTGATCGCCATCGCTTCGCCGGCTGCGGCGGCGGAGCAGTTCGACTTGGTGTGCACGGCAGGGAGTGAGGCGACACGGTTTCGCGTTGATCTCAATAGACAAGAGTTTTGCTTCGATTCGTGCGAGCGGATCATGCCAATCGCCGAAGTAACCAGTGGCATGCTCACGTTTCGCAAGACCGATCCTTCTCCGCCGGAAAATGCACGGTCATACAATCGGGTTAATCGATTAACCGGCGAGTGGGAGTGGTATAGTTACACGCCCCGAATATCGCGGCGCATTCAAGACATTAAGGGCCGCTGCGAGAAATCTGAGTTCAGCGGCTTTCCGGCTGCGAAGTTTTAAGGCCGATATCTATCAGGCGGCGAATAGCTTCGGGTCGGCTAGGGATGTCCGATTGCCCCTCCGACCATTGATCGAGGCGCTCCAGTTGTTCCGGCAATAGCTTCACCATGACGGGCGTTCTACCCGTCGAGGGGCGCCCGCGTCTTTTTTGGGTATCCGCTATTGCAGTCATGGTTAATAAAGGGTATCTGAAAATGCAGAACGGCGCAAGGTTGCCGCCTCGCGCCGTTCCTAACCGAAACCACCTGCTGCGAGGTGATTATGGCTACCACTGCCCCTATCATGGGCGCGCCCTCGGGCGAACCCACAATCATGGTTAAGCGCACCCCCGATTTGGATGACATATCGCTGGGCGTGAACCTGTCGCTGGACATGCTGAGCGTCGGAGTCAGCAACGTCACGATCGGCGACGAAGAAAGCCGCCAATATTTTAGCTGTATAGAGGGCGCACGCGTGCTGCTGGAGCAGGTGAGGCGCGACATTGATGAAATGTGGCGCAGGAGTGCGCACTGATGGCCGCCGCGCAGAAAATCGAGCTGCCCGCGCTCAGGATCGAGACGATCAGCTTCATGCTGATCGGTGATAGCCCGTTGATCGTCCATGCTTGGTCCGAAAAGGCCAAGAAACAGATGCTCGACAAGCAGATGAAGCGGGCAAAACAGGCAAAGGAGGCCAAGGACCCGGAAGCCGATTACGAAGCCTGCTTCTATCGCACCAAGGGCGGCGACTATGGCTTCCCCGCGATCGGCGTGAAGGCGGCGATGATATCGGCCTGCCGCTTCGCCGACATGAAGATGACCGAGGCTCGCGGCGCGTTCCACATCGACGCCGAGATGCTTTCGATCATCGGCGAACCCCGGCCCCGTGAGGATATGGTCAGGGTCGGAATGGGTACGGCCGACATCCGCTACCGCCCCGAGTTCGTCGACTGGCGGATGCCTGTCACCATCAAGATCAATGCCTCGGTCATCAGCCCGGAGCAGGTCGCGAACCTGATCAACATTGCCGGCTTCGGTGTCGGGATCGGCGAATGGAGGCCCGAGCGGAACGGCAGCTATGGCCGCTTCCACGTCGCTACCTCGGAGGAGGTGGCATGATCTACCAATGGAAGGCCCACACCCAGATCGGGATTGATCCCGACATCGCGGGTGCCGTGATGGAGCGGCTCCGGACGGCGAACAACGGCCGGCTGACACCGGATATGATCGTCGCCGAGGCTCAACCCAAGGCTTCGCCGCTGCACGATGCGTTCGAGTGGAACGACGGTAGAGCAGCGCGCCTGTACCGGAAGGATCAAGCTGCGCACATGATCCGGTCGATTGAGGTCATTCGGGTCGTGGAAGGGCAGGAAAAGCCGATCCGCGCCTTCGTCTCGGTGCTGCGGGACGAAGATCGCAGTTACACGTCGGTCGCACATGCGCTGGCCGATCATGAGCTTCGCGCCCAGGTGGTGGACGCCGCTTGGCGTGAGTTGGAGGCATGGCGGAAACGCCATGCGGAGCTGGTCGAGTTCGCGAGGATTTTCGCGGAGATAGATCAGGCTCGGGGCGCCGAATAGACCCCGAAACGAGGCAGGCAAGGCATGTCTCGGCGGGGCCTGGCACGGCAAGTTCTGGCGTGGCAGGCAAGGTGAGGCATCGCAAGGCAAGGTCTGGCGGGTCGAGGCACGGCAGCCGAGGCAAGGCGCGGCGCGGTGTGTCGAAGCGTGGCTAGCCGCTCTTATTCGTGACGATGTTGTTCTTGGGGAAGATCAATCGTTGGCGGCAGCGGGCGTTTGAGCAGGCCGAGTGCCTCCGCTGCGTCTATTTCATCGCGTGGGATCGAGAGGCTTGCGGGTTTGATGGAGGGGCTCGGACGTTCAGCGGCACGGCCGCACTGGCTATGTCGGGGCGGGCCTGAGGGCGGCGGCGATGATCCGGAACAGGGCGGCGTCGGGACAGGCGGAAGCGAAGGCGACCCGGATGCGGGAGGCGGTCTCGATGACGCGTGCGGCGACTTTGAGGAGCCGCAGGCGCAGGGTCGCGAACTCAGCGTTGGCAAGCGCGGCTGCCTTGGGGATGGCCTGCTGGATGCGCCACATCAGCCAGAATGCGGCGGTGTGCAGGATCAGCCGCATCTGATTGGCGTTGGCTGATCGGCATGACGTGCGATCGCTGGCGAGCTGGGCCTTGTGCAACTTGATGAGGTTTTCGGCCTGGCCGCGGGCGCAGTAGAGTGTGTCGTAGATGTGCTCGGCCGAGCCCTGCTCGAGCGAGGTGACGACGTAGCGGATATCCATGCCGAGCGTGCTGGCCTCGATCCGGGCGACGACACGGCGCTGGCATTTCCAGCTTTTCGCCCCGTAGCGGGTCTGGGCATAATTTCGCAGGACCACGTGCTGTTCCTCGGCCCGCTTGACCGCGCAGGCATCGGCAATCTTCACGATCTGTGGATCGGCGCGCAGCACAGCGTTGGTGGGCAGGCCGAAGACATAATCGATGCCCTGTGCCTCGCAGAAGTTCATGACCTCGGGTCTGCCGTAGTGGCCGTCGCCCCGGATCGTGATGTGGGTCGTGGGCCAGTGCCTCTGGATCTGCCGCACCAGGCGACGGATATGGCCCGCGGCCTCCGCGCCGCTCGGCGTCTTGCCGGTGCGCAGCAGCATGGCGACCGGCCGCCCCGTTGCCGTGTCGTAGACGTGGATCGGCAGGAAACAGCGCTCACCGTGATGCCCGTTCCAGAACGATAACTGCTGGTAGCCGTGCACGACATCGCAGGTGTCATCGATGTCCAGCGTCACCGCCTCGGGCGGGGATGGATAACTGGCGCAGTAGATGTCGACCATCGCGGCCATCATGCGGGCCAGCTCGCGCGTGGTGGGTGCGTTTTCCCAGCGGCTCATCGTCGGTTGGCTGGCAAGGCCCGCGCCCGAACCCGGTAGCTTGCCCAGCGCCAGGCGGAAGCCGGGATCGTCACGCAGGGCGTCGAGGTCGTCGGCGTCCTCGTAGCCGCAGGCAATCGCCAGAACCCGAGCCCGCAGGATGTCATCCAGCTTGTGGACCACCCGCGAAGGATCGCGCCGATCGGCGATGCAGGTGGCCAGCTGCCTGCAGATGTCCATCTCGCGCTCGGCCTGCGCCAATAGCAGAACCCCGCCGTCCGACGTGATGCGACCGCCGTCGAAGGCAGCCGTGACTTTCTTGCGTTGGACCGCTGGGAATCGAAATGAGCTTGAGGTAACGTCGGTCATGGCGGGTGTAGCCTATGGCAATTTCTGTCCCGGAGCAGGGACGGCTTAGACACCCAATTTCTTACTTCAGAACAGAGCTTTACGCTACTCCCGCCTACCGCTCAGACACCCCTTGGTGCATAAGAGCGGCTAGCCGCTCTTATTCGTGACGATGTTGTTGCCGGTGAAGATCAGTCGTTGGCGGCAGCAGGCGGGTGAGCAAGCCGAGTGCCTCCGCTGCGTCTTTTTCACCGCGGATGTTCGATGGCTTGCGGGGTTGGAGGACGGGGTTTGGACGTTCGGCGGCACGGCCGCGCCGGTTAAGTCGGGGCTGGTTTGAGAGCGGCGGCGACGGTGCGGAAGGTTTCGGCATCGGGGCAGGCTGACGCGAAGGCTACCCTGATCCGGGAAGCGGTTTCGATGACGCGGGCCGCAACCTTGAGAAGCCGCAGGCGCAACGTCGCGAACTCGGCGGTGGCGAGCGCGGTTGCCTTGGGGATTTCCTGCTGGATGCGCCACAGCAGCCAATAGGCGGCGGTGTGCAGGATGAGCCGCATCTGATTGGCGTTGGCCGATCGGCACGAAGTGCGATCACTGGCGAGCTGGGTCTTGTGGCGCTTGATCAGGTTCTCGGCCTGACCACGGGCACAGTAGAGCGTATCGTAGATGTGCTCGGCAGATCCATCAGTCAGCGAGGTCACGACATAGCGGATGTCCATGCCCAGCGTGCTGGCCTCGATCCGGGCGACGACGCGGCGCTGGCACTTCCAGCTTTTTGCGCCGTAGCGGGTCTCGGCATAATTGCGCAGCACCGGGTACTTCCTGATCGCCCGCTTCGTCGCGCAGGCATCGGCAGCGGTGACGATTTCGTGATCGGCGCGCAGCACGGCGTTGGTCGGCAGACCAAGCACGTAGTCGATGCCGTGCGCCTCGCACCAGGCCATGACCTCAGGCCGACCGTAGTGCCCGTCACCGCGGATCGTGATGTGTGTTTCTGGCCAGTGTCGAAGGATATGGCGCACCAGGCGCCGGATATGCCCGGCCGCCTCTGCACCCGAAGGCGTCTTGCCGGTGCGCAACAGCATCGCCACCGGCCGGCCAGTAGCCGTATCGTACACATGGATCGGCAGGAAGCAGCGCTCGCCGTGATGCCCGTTCCAGAAGGAGAGCTGCTGGTAGCCGTGAACCACGTCACAGGTATCGTCGATGTCCAGGGTCACTGCCTTGGGCGGGGCCGGATAGCTCGCGCAATAGATGTCGACCATCGCGGCCATCAGCTTCGCCAACTCGCGCGTGGTCGGTGCGTTCTCCCACCGGCTCATCGTCGGCTGACTGGCAAGCCCCACACCCGATCCCGGCAGCTTGCCCAGCGCCAGGCGAAACCCCGGATCGTCGCGCAGCGCATCGAGGTCATTGGCGTCCTCGTAGCCGCAGGCGATCGCAAAGATGCGGGCACGCAGAATGTCGTCCAGCGCATGGATCACCCGTGATGGGTCACGCCGATCGGCCATGCAGGCGGCAAGCTGCTGGCAGATTCCCATCTCGCGCTCAGCTTGCGCCAGCAACAAAACACCGCCGTCAGACGTGAGCCGGCCACCGTCGAAAGCGGCTGTGACTTTCTTGCGCTGCACTGCTGGAAACCAAAAACCGGGCGCGCTATCTTCGCATCCGGCGGGTGTAGGCTGTGGCATTTATTGCCTCGTTGCAGGACTGGCTTCGACACCCATTTTCCTACTTCAAAGCAATCGCTTACGCTACTCCCGCCAACCCCTCAGTACCGCCCCGGTGAATATGACGGGCTAGGCATAGCAGGCGAAACGAAGGGCGGTCCCAAGGGGCCGCCCTTTTCCATGGGAGGCGCGGCATGGGCATCAAGGCAGGTGGCGGCGCGCCGATTGCCACGATGGAGCTGGAGTTCGTCGCCCGGATCGCCGGGCTCGAAGCCTCCATGAAGAAGATCGAGCAGATGGTCGGCCGGACCATGAAGGAATCCGAGAACCTGCACAGGGGCGCGGAACGGTCGGCCCTTCGCTATGCTGAGGCGCTGGAAAAAGAGGCAGCCGCAGCGGGAAAGACCGCCATCGAAATCAAGAAGATGGAGATCGCCGCGAACGCGGCAGCGGCGGCCGAAGCTGGATTCGCGGATATCGCGGCGCGCATCCGGATCGCGGGCGAAGCTACGCTTAAGGCGGCCGAGCAAAAGCGGCTGGACGCGATCGCCGCGCAGCAGGATGCCGAGGCCAATCGCGCCGCGGCGCAGGCGCATGCGCTATTCGAGGCCAAGGTGCGCCAGGGCGTGGCGGCCATGAAGCAGAAGGAAGCCGCCGCCGCAGCCGATGCCGCAATACTGGCGCAGTTGAGAGCCATGCTGGACCCGGCCGCCGCCGCGCAGAACCGGCTCAACCAGGAGATGGCGGAAGCCCAGCGAGTTATGGCCGCAGCCGGCCACAGCACGGAAGAGATCGCCCGCGCGCAGGCGCTGCTCGCCAACTCTGCCGGCCGCGTCGTTCGGTCGAACGGCGCTGTCCGCGCGGGTGCGATGCAGCTCTCGATGAACCTCAACGACGTCGCGGTGAGCTACCGCGGCGGTATCGACCCGATGATGATCTTCGCCCAGCAATCGGGACAAGTCGTCCAGGCGATCGGACTGATGACCGGCGAGACCAAGGGACTCCTCGGCTTTCTCGGCGGTCCTTGGGGGCTGGCGTTGACGTCGGCGCTCGTCCTTCTCGCGCCGTTCGTCGCCAAGCTGTGGGAGGGGAGCGAGAGCGCCAAGCAGCAGGCCGAGGCGCTGAAGGCCCAGAAGAAGGCGGTCGAGGATCTCGACGCCGCCACCGGCCGGGGCAACAAGACGTTGGAACAGCGAATCCGGCTGGGCATCGAGGCGACGAAGACGGCGCTCAACGAGGCGATGGCCCTGCGGACCAAGCTCGCCGCCGAACTGGCCTCGCTCCAGTTGACCGCATCCGGCGGCCGCGCGGCGAACTATGGCGCGAATTATTCGACCGACATCCAGTTGTCGAACGGCGACATTCAGGCCCGGATCGCGGCCAACAACGCGGCGATCAAGGAGAATGAGGACCGGCTGCGCGCCGCGGCGCGGCTGACCATCATGCGCCAGGTCACGGCCGAAACGGACAAGTCGGCCGCCGCGACCCAGCGCTATGAAACCGCGCTCGGTCGGCTCAACCAGCAATATGACGCCGGCGGCATCGCCAACGGTGAATATTACCGGCAGTTGAAGGCGATCACCCAGCAGCGCGACCTTGAGCTATCGGCGGATAAGCGCGCCGCTGCCGCGAAGCGCGAGCACACCAAGGAGCTGCGGGAGGCGGCCAAGGCGGCGCGCGAGCTGGAGAAGGCGCAGCGCGAACTGCAATCGACCTATGACGGCCTGCTCGGCCGGTTCATGCCGGTCGCAGCCGCCGAGCAGACCTATATGCGGACGCTGACTGATATCGAGAAGGTGAAGCGCGCGGGCATGTACACGGACGCGCAGGTGGCCGACGCCCGCATGGCCGCGCTGAAGGAGTATATAGAGGCGTTGCGGGCCGCCAAGGAGAAGGAGGGGCTCGGTCTCGACGTCAAGCTGAACTTCGACACCAGCCAGCTAATCCAGGACATGAGCGCGTTCAACAATTCGATCGACGATGCGATCGAGCGCGTGCGGCGGCTGGGTGACAACCTGTCGGACGCCTTTGGACGCGGCGGTAGCGCGCTCGGCAACATGATGTCGATCATGACTGAGTATGCCGATCGACAGGCGAAGATCGACGATCAGGTTAGGTCGAAAGATAAGACGCTCGCCGAAGCGAGGAAAGCGTCGGCGGACCTTCAGCTCGATTCCATGATCGGCCTGACCAGCGCCGCGAAGGGGCTCTTCAAGGAGCATTCGGCCGGCTATCGCGCGATGATTGCCGCCGAGCAGGCACTGACGGTCGTCCAGCTCGCGCGCACCGCGGTAGACGTCGCGGGCGGCGCCGCGCGCATGTTCGCGACCCTCGGACCGCTGGCCTTCCCCGCCGTCGCCGCCATGCTGGGCGTGATGGCGTCGCTGGGCTTCAACAGCGGCGGCAGCGCTGGCTCGGCTCCCTCTTACAATGAGGGCAAGGGAACGACCTTCGGCGACACGTCGGCCAAGTCGGATTCGATCAAGCGCAGCCTCGACCTGCTGGCCGATCTCGATACCGAGATGCTGGTCGTTTCGAAGCAGATGGCGTCGAGCCTGAAGGCGATCGAGAACAATATTTCCGGCTTGAGTGCGCTCGTCATCCGGCTGGGCGGCGACGAAGGGATCGGGTCGAAGGCGGCGGCGGGCGTGAACACCGGCTATGACCCGGTGATCGGCAAGACCCTGTCGAACCTGCTGCTCGGCGGCGTGGCCGGCCTTGTCGTCGGCCCGATCCTGTCGAAGATCCCGATCATCGGCGACATCCTCGGGTTCGCGCAGAAGCTGCTCGGCGGCCTGTTCGGCACCAAGACCAAGGTCGTGGGCTCGGGCATCTACGGGGCGCCGCAGACGCTGGGCGATATCGATGCGCTGGGCTTCGCCGGCCAGACGTTCGCGGACATCCAGAAGAAAAAGAAGGTGCTGGGCGTGACCACGTCGACGAAATATTCGACGCAGTTCGGCGACCTCGACGCCTCGCTCGAGGATCAGTTCGGCAAGCTGCTGCTGAGCTTCGCCGACACGATCAAGCTGGCGGCCGGGCCGCTCGGCCTCGCGACGGCAGACGTCGAGGCGAAGCTGAACAGCTTCGTGGTCGATATCGGCAAGATCGACCTGAAGGACCTCTCGGGTGAGGAAATCCAGGAGAAGCTGACCGCCGTTTTCGGGGCCCAGGCCGACAAGATGGCGCAGTTCGTGATCGACCTCCAGCGCTTCCAGCAGGTCGGCGAGGGTGCGTTCGAAACGCTGGTTCGCGTCGCCTCGACGGTCGACGTCGTCACCACTTCACTCCAGCAGCTCGGCCTGTCGTCGCAGTCGCTCGGCATCGACGCCAGCATGGCGATCGCCGACCTGTTCGGCGGGGCGCAGGATTACGCGACGGCGGCCGCCGCCTATTTCGACGCCTTCTATACCGATGCGGAGCAGACCGCCGCGCGCACCGCGCAGCTCGCCCGGGTGTTCGACAGCCTCGGCATGGCGATGCCGGACAGCATCGCGGCGTATCGCGCGCTGGTCGAGGCGCAGGATTTGACGACGGCCGCCGGCCAGCAGCTCTATGCGCAACTCCTCCAGCTCGCGCCCGCGTTCGCCGAGATCGTCAGCGCCGGCAAGAGCGCGGCGTCGGCCGCCGCGATCCTGCGCGAGCGCCAGGACCTGGAGAAACAGCTTCTCGAGTTGCAGGGGCGGACCACCGAACTGCGCCAGCGCGAACTGGAGCAGCTCGACCCGAGCAATCGCGCGCTCCAGATGCAAATCTGGGCGATCCAGGACCAGCAGAAGGCCGCCCAGGACGCCGCCAGTGCGGCCAAGGAATTGGCGGACGCCTGGGGCAGCGTCGGCGACAGCATCATGGCGGAGGTCAAGCGCATCCGCGGGCTGGACGCGACCTCGGCCGCAAGCAGCTATCAGTCGCTGATGGCGCAGTTCAACGTCGCCAGCGCCGCCGCGCGCCGCGGCGACATGGATGCGGCCAAGTCGCTGCCCGAGCTGTCGCGCTCGCTGCTCGTCGCCGCCGCCGGCCAGGTCGGCACGCGTCAGGAGTTGAACCTGATCCGGGGCCAGACGGCCGCCAGCCTGGAACTGACCTATCGGTCGACCGAGAAGATGGTCAGCCAACAGCAGGCCGCCGCCGACCTCGCCGCTCGCGCGCTTCAGGTCTCGGTCGATCAGCAAGGGTGGTGGCAGAGCTTTGCTGACCAGCAGGCGGCAGCGGCAGACACCGACCAGGCGGCGAATGACGCGCTGATCGAGGAAGTGAAAGGGCTGCGCACCCAGGTCCAGCAATTGATCGACGACCAGCGGGTCGGCGATGCCGAGACGGTCGCAGGCGTGAACCGGCTGTATCGCAAGCTCGATGCGTGCCTATCCGCTTAAGGCATACACCCACTAGATATGGTATGGTGGGTCCATTGGCCTGAGTAGAGTTCGGCAAAGGTCGGCGCCTCGATATCACTGGCGATCCCGAGGAGGGATCGGAAGGCGTTGAACGGGTAGAAGCGGCGATTGAAGCGGAAAGTGAACTCGTTGAGGTAGGCTTGCAGATGCTTGGTGCTGACGCCGTGGTGGATGCCGTTGAGCCACGCTTTGAGGTTTGAGAACACCAGATGGACGATGGGCAGGAACTCTTCGGACACCTCCGGGTCGCCACACTGGGCGATGGCGTGATGGTCGTAACCGCCGCCCTGCAACCCGCTATAGCCGCTCCAATCATCGGTGATGACCAGCGTTCCCGGCTCGACCGCGCTCTGTACAAAGCCACCAAGGGCACCGGCACTGCGGTCTGCACCGATGGCCAATCGAACCCTTCCGGCATAGCGTCCGTTCCGGCGGCGGTCCTGGCCAGTGCCAGGCTCCCGGTGACGAACTTCGACGGCGGCGACCACCAGCGTTTTGTGGTGGGTTCCCCGGCCTTCGCCGCGCGTTCGCCCGCCGATCCAGGTCTCATCGACCTCGACATGCTGACCGCTCTGCCCGCCGATCCGATCCTGATCGGGGCGCACCATCGCGGCGCGCAGTTTATGGAGCAGGCCAAAGGCCGTCTCGTACCGGGTCAGGCCAAGCTGGCGCTGCAACTGGACGGCAGATATGCCGGTCGTCTGACTCGCAACCAGGTAAGCGGCCCAGAACCACACGCTGAGCGGGATGTGGCTTCGTTCCATGGCCGTGCCGACCATCAGGCCGGTCTGACGGCGACACGAGCGGCACATCAGGATGACAGGCCGAGTGGTGAAACGAAACGGATCGCCGACGACGCCACAGCGTGGGCACGCAAATCCATCAGGCCAGCGAGCTTTTTCAAGCCAGGACGCGCAAGCGCCATCATCCGGGAAAAGCCGCTGGAACTCGGGGAGGGATTTCGGGAACGGCAGCTTGTCGCGGTCAAGAACGTCCACAATCCCCACCCTTTACAACCGCTTTGGGTGGCACCAAGCCGCAGGAAAAGTCAGGCGCGCGCCACAAGGCAGCCACTAGATGTAGTGGGTGTATGCGTCAAGCGGATAGGCACGGCTCGATGATGTGACGAAGGGCGGCAATAGTCTGTCCGTCTCGGTCGACGGCACCGTATCCACCAAGGAGGCGGCATGAAGATCATTCAGCCGGTCGCCATCAATGACGCGACCCTGACCTCGTCCAGTGTCGCCGAGGATGATTATGCGGCATGGACCAGCGGCACGACTTACGCAGCCACCGCGAATGTCATCAGGGGTCATCGGCGGTGGCGGTCCCTCCAGGCCAGCAACTTGGGTCACGACCCCGGACTCGACGACCAGGATGCTCCGGTCTGGTGGGTCGATATGGGTCCGACCAACCGTTACGCCATGTTCGACGAGAGCGTCGGCACGGATACGACCGCGGGGGACGCAATCACGGTCGTCATTGCCCCGGGCACCACGGTTGATGCGATCGGCCTGCTGGATATCCAGGCCGAGACCATCGAGGTGTCGATGACCGTAGACGGCGACGAGGTCTATAACTCTGTCCAGAGCACATATGGGACCGGGCAGGCGATCACCAACCTGTATCTCTACTTCACCGCCCGGATCGGACGTCGGTCGGTCGTGCTCTTCATGGACATGCCGCGTCGCGTCGGCTGCATCGTCACGCTTACCGCCACGGCCCGACCAGGCGAAGATGTGTCGATCGGCACTATGGGCATCGGGACGAGCCTCGAAATCGGCTCCACCGAGGTTGGGGCGAAGGTTGGGATAACGGATTACAGCCTGAAGAAGACTGATGACTTCGGGAACACGAAGTTCGTCAGGCGCAACTATGCGAAACGCAACAATGTGCGCGTTATCCTACCGGCTGAAAATGTCGATACAGTGTTCAATGCTCTGGCCGAGCTACGGACGATCCCGATTATCTGGGTCGCATCGACCCGCTTCGACTGCTTGGTCACGTTCGGTGCGTGGAAAACGTTCGAGATCGATGTCGCTTACTACAATATGGCCTATTGCAGCCTCGAAACTGAGAACCTGGTTTAACAGGAGCGCTTACCATGCCCCTTACGCCCCCGCCCATCGCACCGGACCCCAATGATCCGGGGTCATACCCCGCGCGCGGCGACGCGCTGATGGCCTGGCTACCCGTCATGGTCGATGAATATAATGGCGACATGGACGGCATCAACGCGAGCGTCGCCGCGGCGCAGGCCGCCGCCGCAGCGGCGAGCGCGTCGATCGGCACGACCGGCACCAGCACGACCAGCCTGACGATCGGCACCGGCGCGAAGGCGCTGACGATCCAGACCGGCAAGGTCTTCGTCGCCGGGCAGTGGGTGGCGATCACCCACACCGCCAACGGCGCCAATCAGATGATCGGCCGCATCGACAGCTATGACAGCGGTACCGGCGCGCTGGGCGTGACGGTGGCGAAGGCGACCGGCGCCGGTACGGCGGCGAGCTGGTCGATCGGCCTGACGCCGGCCTATGATTCGACCGCGCTGCAGACGACCGGCGGGACGATGACGGGTCCGATTGCCGAGATGGGCAACGGTTCCTCGATCCTGGACCCAGGCGGCACCGCGCGCGCCGTCGGCTATCGCAGCATCCCGCTGCGCGCGGCGACGTCGCAGCAGACGCTGGCGTTGACCGACGTCGGCCGCGGCATCTCGATCACGACCGGCGGCATCATCGTGCCGACCAATGCGGCGGTCCCGTTTGCCGTCGGTGACGCGATCTCGATCTACAACAACAGCGGGTCGGGGCAGGCTATCAGCGCCGCGGCGGGCGTGACGCTGCGGCTGGCTGGCGGGTCGTCGACCGGCACGCGCACGCTGTCGCAGCGGGGTTTCTGCACCCTGCTGAAGGTCGCGACGGACGAATGGATTTCCTTCGGCGTGGCGCTGACCTGATGTCGGGCATCGGTCAGGCCATGGCCGCGGTGGGCTCCTACACCGGCAAGCCACTGAGCGCGAGCGTGGGGATTGCGGGTGGCAACTCCAGCGTGTCGGCGACAACGGCGTCGGGCGCGACCAATGCCCTCCCGGGCGGCGGCGAGCGCTATTTCATCTGCTTCGTCGATGGCGGCACGCCACCCTACAGCTATGACTGGCGCCGCCAGAACGGCGGGGCCAAGACCAGCCTCAAGGATTCGAGCAAGTATCTCGCTTATGTGGCCTGGTCCGGCATGGACATCGGCGAATATTCGAGCGTGACGGCACTCTGCCGCGTCGGCGATGCGGCCGGCGCGATCGTCGAAACCAACGTGCACGTCATCGGCATCACGCGCGTCTCCTGACGCCTTCGCCGCCTCGCGCGGCCCTCACCGACCCACAACCAGAAGCCCAGGGGGAACCATGCGCTCCACTGAACGGGGCGGCGCGTGACCGGCGCCGTCGAACTTGTCATGGCCGCGGCCACCGGCGGCGGGGGAACGCTCGTCTTCCAGGGTGTCGTCGCCTGGTGGAAATCGCGGGCCGACATGCGGCGCGACGACCGCGAAGCCGACGCCCGCCTGGAGGAGCGTCGCGACAAGCTGACCTTCGACCTGCTCGACGCCGCGGGCGAGGAGCGGACGGCGCTGCGCAGCGAACTGGCTGAGTTGCGGCCGATCATCGCCAGGGTCGCGCATCTCGACGAGGCGTTCGACCATATCCACGCGCTCCTGCACGCCGAGGGCGAGATCGAGCGCCGCGCCGCCGAGCGCCGCGCCCGGGCCTTCCTGCGCCGCATGCGCCCCGAGATCGGCGACCTCCGCAACTCCGCCCAGGCGGCCACCAGCGCCCAGCGCGTGGCGCGCGACATCGAGGAATCCGGACAATGATGAGCGAACGGCTCCGCAGGGAGATCACCCTCACCCGCCCGATCGGCCCCGGAAAAAGCGCCGGCGCCAAGCTCGTGCAGGAATATCTCGGCATCAACGGCATCAAGCTGAAGGTCGACGGAGATTGGGGGCCGGCGACGGCTCGCGGCCTTGCGACGTTCGCGCCCGGAGCCACTATCGTCGACCAGGCGATCATGACCCTGCTGGCGCGGCCGATCGTCGAGGCGGTCCAGACGAACGGCGCGCGCAAGACGCTCGCCGAAACGGTGGTCGCCGTGGCGCAGCAGCACCTCGCGCAGCACCCGATCGAAGTCGGCGGCCAGAACGCCGGGCCGTGGGTCCGCGAATATATGGACGGCAACGAGGGCAATGCCTGGCCGTGGTGCGCCGGCTTCGTCACCTATGTCGTCCGTCAGGCGCTGGACGCGTGGAAGTCGCCCGCGCCCTTCGCTCACCTGAAGCGCACCTATAGTTGCGACATCCTCGCCGATCGCGCGCGGCTCGCCGCCAAGTTCGTGCCCGCCACCTCCGACCAGCTGGCGCCCGGGAGCATCTTCCTCGTCCGTGGCGCCAAGCCCAACGATTGGGTCCACACCGGGATCGTCATCGCCGCCGACGCGAAGACCATCACCACGATCGAAGGCAACACGAACGACGAGGGAAGCCGCGAGGGCTACGAGGTCTGCCGCCGCATCCGCAACCGCGCGAACCTCGACGCGGTGCTGCTGTGAACGCGCGCGTCGTCAAGGCCATGAAGAATGACCTCTCGGCGATCAATGGCCTCCGCTTCCGCTGCCCGGGTTGCGGCGATTGGCACATGGTGCCGGTCGGCGACGGGGGCGGGCCGCGTTGGGGGTGGAACGGCAGCGTCGAAGCTCCGACGTTCACGCCGTCCATCCTCGTACGCACGGGGCACCACGTTCCCGGCCATCAGGGCGATCAGTGCTGGTGCAACTGGCCCGATAAGGACGAGTTCCCCGACCTGAAATGCTATGTCTGCCATAGCTTCGTGACCGACGGGCGCATCCAGTTCCTCGGCGACTGCACCCATGCCCTTGCCGGGCAGACCGTCGACCTTCCGGAGATCGAAAAATGACCATCCCCGGCTGGCCGCCGCGCGACTGGCGCATGCTGCTCGCGCTGTTGTTCCTCGCCGGCGGCGGCGTGGCCTGCACGATCTTCGCCGCCGCCGCGCTCTACGCGATTGCGTGGGAGCCGTGGCCTGATAGCGTCGCTGCGCTCCGCATCCGCTGGCTGGGCTATCTCGGCCTCGCCGCGCTCGCCCTGATCGGCGTGGTGCTGACCTCCTACGGCTTCGTGCTCGGCCGGCGCGCCTGGAAGGCCAAGGGGCCGGGCGGGCTGGAGTTCGAAGCGTCGGGCGGCGAGGACGAGGATGTCCCGCCAGTTGCCAGCGCCGGCCCGGCCGCTGCTCAGCCCTAACACCCGGAGACCATACATGTTCACCGCAGACGCGCTGCTGGCCCTGGGCCGGCGGCTGATCCCCTATGTGCTCGGCGCGGCCATCGTCGTCGCCTTCTACCTCCTGTTCACCGGCTGGCTCGACGGCGTGAAGGCCGACGAGCGCGCCGCGCAGAAGGCCGTCGACCAGCGCGTCATCGACAAGCTGGAATCCGACGTCCGCCAGAAGACGGCGGCGGCCGCCGCCGCCGACCAGGCACACGCCCGCGCCGTCGAGGCCGCCCAGACCACCATCAGCAACGAGGTGACCCATGATTATGAAACGAAGCTTGCCGCTCTGCGCGCTCGCCTTGACCAGTTGCGCCGCGACGCCAAAGCCGATCCCGCCGGTGGAGGTGGTCGCGAGCAGCCGGACGTGCCCGGCGTTCCCGACGCCGCCCGCGAACCTGATGATGCCGCCGGCGCAGACGGATTTCATGGGGGCGGTGTCGAGGCTCCCGATCGGTCCCCGATAGACGCGCTCCTCGGTCTCGCCTTCGAGGCCGATGCGAACACCGTCAACCTGATCGCGCTCCAGCGCTGGATCGCTGAGCAGCGGAAGGTCGAGCGCTGACCTCAAACGCCGGGCCGGGGCGCACCCGGCCGCCACTTCATCCGAAACGGAGGAATATCCCATGAATCTGATCAAGAACCTGTGCGCGCTGTTCGCCGCGGCGGCGCTGCTCATCGTGCCGCTGGCGCCCGCCACGGCCGCCATGAACTATTCGACGGCGGTCAAGAATGCCCGCCTCGATGCCGTCGAAGCGACGATCGGCACGTCGGCCGTCCTCAAGATATACACCGGCTCCAAGCCGGCGGACTGCGCGGCGGCTCGCACCGGCACCGTGCTGGCGACGATGCCGCTGCCCTCCGACTGGATGGCGGCCGCATCGAGCGGCAGCAAGGCGAAGTCGGGCACCTGGACGGACAGCGCGGCCGATGGGACCGGCACGGGCGGCTATTGGACCATCTTCGCCAGCGACGGCACGACCTGCGGCATCCAGGGCACGCTGACGCTGACCGGCGGCGGCGGCGACATCACGCTCGACAGCGTCTCGATCACCGCTGGGCAGGAAGTGACCATTGGCAGCTTCTCGCTGACCTCGGGCAACTGATCGACCGGCCGGCGGCGCTGCTCGCCGGCCATTCTCCATCAAGGCGGGGAGCAGGCGATGGCGATAGTCACCACGGGCTGGAAGTTTCCGGGAACGGTCGTCAATGGCGTCTCGGGCGAAACCGGGACCAATGATTGGACCAGCCCGACCAACATCTCCGCCGATGACGGCAACGAAGCCAGCTCGGCCTTCGCGGGTACGCGGACGCGTACCCTGCGCGCCTCCAATTTCGGCTTCACATCGTCCGACATCCCGGCCGGGGCGACCATCAACGGGATCGAGGTTCGGATCGAACGGCGCGAGAGCGATGCCAATCGGATTTCCGATGCGAGCCTGTTCCTCGTCCCCGATGCGTCTGGCGGCAACGTCTCCGGGCGCGTTGGCAGCAACAAGGCCGATACCGCGACGAAGTGGCCGACCAGCGCCGCTGTGGCATCCTACGGCTCGTCATCGGACGGCTGGAGTGCCGGCCTGACGCGCGCTCAGGTGATCTCGGCGAACTTCGCTGTCGATTTCGAGGCCCAGTCGACCCTCGGCGGCATTGGCTATGTCGACTATCTCCAGGTGCGGATCACCTGGGAACTGGCGTCGATCACGGGCGACGCCAATATCATCGAGGCGGGTGACACGGTTATTGGCGGCAGCGCCTATATGCCGGCGCTCGCGCTCGACTTCATCACCAGCGAGACGCCCGACCCGCGCATCGTCTTCTCGGGCGGCGCGAACGGGACGCGGGTCAATGCGGCCGGCCAGATCGTCGCCGCGAGCGCGCCGCGCTACGACTATGATCCGGTGACGCGCGAGGCCAAGGGCCTGCTGATCGAGGAAGCGCGTACCAACTATCTGATCCAGAGCGAATTCGCGACCGGCCTGCCGGCTTCGCGTGGAGGGTCGGTCAGCGCCGTTGCGTTTGCCGGGCTGATCTCGGGAACCGGACTCGCGTTCGGGTACGATGGGGTAACGAGCGCCTATTTCTATGTGACCAATTACGCCGTGCCTGCATCCTCGTTGCGCGTGATCAGCGTGTTCGTCCGCATGGATGATGGGGGAGCCCCGGTTTTTGGAAGCAATGGCACCCATACTCCTGCCAACGATTTCGTGTTCAATCTGGGGAATTTGGTCCTGTCCCCAACCGCTGCAAACGGCGGCAAAATAGAGGATTATGGAGGGGGCCTCTACCGCGTCAGCCTGGCGGTGACTACCAACGCGTCGCCCTCCTCAAACTGCGGCGTCATCAAGTACAACGATAATAGCCCCAGGACCTTCACATGCAGCGGGATCATGGTTGAGGCCGGAACTGCTCCGTCCTCCTACATCGCGACCGGTGCCGCTCAGGTGACGCGCACGACCGACTCTGCCGTGATATCCGGCGGGGATTTTTCCGCCTGGTATAATCAGGACGTCGGCACGCTCATCGCCGCGTTTGATCGAAATCCGGGGCTCGATAGCACGGACAGGTCCGCCGTCGGTTTGGATACTGGCTCGGCGGCCAGTCGCATCATCCTGTATAGCCCGACGGTCGGGCGCGCGATCGGCGTGACCGGCGGCGTCACCAGCTTCTTCTTTTCCAATCTGGGCGCGGTCACGGCCGGCGGGCGCCATGCAATCGGGCTGGCTTATGTGCTCGACGACTTCGCCGCGTGCATGAACGGCGGGCCCCTGAGCACCGATGCAAGCGGGGCCGTGCCGGCGGCCAATCGGATGGTGATTGGCGGAGGGTCGGGCGTGTCGGCGCTGAACGGCCATGTCCGCTGGCTGCGCTATTACAACGAGCGCCTGCCGAACGCCGCCCTTCAGGCCCTCACCACCCTGATCACCGGCACGGGCTCGCTCGCCGAGGCCAACGACAACGCCGCCGGCACCGGCCGGGTGAAGGTGAAGGGCACGGCCGCGATCGTCGAGGGGGACGACGTCGCGGCCGGCTCCGGCGAGACCGGCATCCACCTGACCACGCCGCGCGGCCGCATCGCCGTGGGCGGCGTCTCCCGTCTCTCCAACCGCATCGCTCGATAAGGATCAGGACATGGCAACGCCGCCGACCGCCATCCAATGGCCCGAAGCAATGGACCCGACAGAGCAGCTCGACCATATCGCCGACCTGTCGACCATGCTTGAGCTGACGAAAGGTGAAACCGCTCAGAGCTACGAGATCGAGCTGTCGCCCGAGGCGATCGACGCCGGGCTGCTGATCGTGACCGGCGACGGGCGCGACCATCGGCTGATCACGGGCGAGGAGGGATGGGTCGATAACACGGCCATCCTGCTCTGGTTCATGGTCGACCCCGCCAGTCGGACCGATCCACTGTTCAGCGGTGGCGGGACCAGCTTCCCGATGGAGGTCACTTTTCTCACCAACTCGGTCCCGTCGCGCACGCGGCAGCGGACCTATGTCCTGAAGGTCGCGCAACGATGACAGACGATATCGCCGCAGGCGGCCGGTTCGAGGTCGCCTTCTCGTTCTTCCCGGCCGCGCCGGCCGGCGTGTCGCCCATGGCCGAGGACCGCACCGCGATCGTGGCCATCCGCAAGGCGAGCGTCCGCGGCGCCTATGACACGGCTGGCGAGGTCGCCGGCCAGCCGGTCGAGGTGCTGGGGATCGGCAAGAGCCCGGTGGAGGGGTACACGCGCGTCACGGTGCGCTATTTGGAAGAGTCCGCGTGATGGCGCGGTTCCTCGCCTCGCCGCCGACGCCAGCCGTCGGCAAGCGCCCGAACGGGAAGACAGAGTATCGCGCCTCGGGCCCGATCATCTTCTCGGACGATCGCGGCGCGCTCCACACCATCCCGACCGGCTGGCGCAGCGATGGTGTCAGTTGGCCGGGCTGGCTGCGGATCGGCTTCGCCATCGCCGTGGTCCTGGTCGCCTCTGGCCGCGCGCTGGGGATGCCTCTCTGGGCGTTTGTGACTGCGGATGCGGTGCTGACCTCGCTGCTGGCGGTCTGGCTGCTACGGCCGCGCCAGCGCCTCCTGATCGCCGCCTTCGTCCACGATTGGGCCTGCCAGCAGACGATCACCTTCCCCGACAAGCGCGAGGCCGACCGGCTGTTCAACGAAGCGATGCGAGCGCTCGGGGTGCCGCTGCTCTATCGCGCGCCGATCTACGGCTGGGTCCGCCTGCGCGGGCAGCGGGTGCAGTGGCAGCAGCCCGAGCTGACGCCGATCATGGCCGACGGCCAGATCGTCGGCTGGGAGTAGCTGCGCGCCGCTGGATTGGGATTCGGACCCACGGTTGCCCAGGTATCGGCTATCGTGCGCCACCCAAGCAAACTAGCACGTCATGCCCTTACTTGTTCGGGTTCAGCCTTAAACCGGACTCAGCAACAACGAACGCGCAGCCGGGCCAATATATGACTATTCTGTCCCCTTCGCCAGCGCGGCGTCGACCATATCACGCCAGATATCGGCGGGATTGGCATAGCAATAGTTCTCCCAATGATCGGTGTCCTGTTCTTTGCGGAGATCGCCGGCTTGGACCATCGCCTCGCTTGGGTCGCGGATCGCTGCGAGGACGGCGCGGGCGTGATCTTCAAACATATTCCAGTTTACGTCTCCGGTCTCGCCAATCCCGACCTCATCGTCCTTGTCGGGATCGTAGCCGAATGTGACACATATCGCCCGCGCGGCGCGCTCGATCAGGCCCGGCCGGCTCACAGCCCGACCGCCTTGCGCAGGGCCTCGTTGATCCGCGACTGCCAGCCCGGTCCAGCGGCCTTGAAGCGGGCCAGCACGTCGCGATCCACGCGGATAGCGATCCGATCCTTGTCCGACCCGACCGGCCGTCCGCGCCCACGCTTCACCAGCGCGGCGACGACGTGCGGCGGATGCACCTCGGACGCCGGACGCGCCCGGGCGAAATCCTCCTCGGTCCATTCGGGGTTGTCGTCATAGTCGACGGGGGGCTTGCTCTTATTCATAGCGACGCATCTCCTTTTCGTGGGCCCGGCGGAAGCTGATGGCGCGGATGCCAGTGTCGGTCTCGACGTAAACGAGGCAGTGCCCCTTGCCGTCGATCCGGCCGAAGGCGCGGTAGCGCGTCTCGCCATAGTCGAACCGTTCATCGACTTCGACCACCGGGGTATCATCGAAGCCCGCATAGTCCGCCAGCGACAGGCCGTGCTTGGCGATGTTGGCGGCGTCTTTCGCGGGGTCGAAGCTGATGTCCATGTGATTTATGTATGCACAATAAATGTCCCGGTCAAGGGATTATTTGTGCAGACGGAAAATAATTCAGACACGTCCGCCCGACCGACGTCCCTGACGATTTGCAGGGACGTCTATGGGAAATCCCATAGACGTCGGGCGGGGGTTCCGGGCTGCAACATGCGGGCTGCCTCGATCGCTAGTGCAGCCGGATCTCGGTCGCCAAATCGACCGGGCATCCGGCGGTGGCGTTGGGGTCGGCTTCCCAGACGATCGCGCCGACGGCCAGCCAGATATCCTCCATCAGTTCGTTGCGGTCCTCCATGGCGCGCTGGACCATTGCGACGATGAAGCCTTTGGCGAGGTCGTCGTAGGCCAGCATGACGTCGAGGGCGAGTTGGCCGATCTCGTCAGCAGACAAGGGCAATTGGTCGGGCGGCCAGCGCCGAACATGCTCTGGATGGTGTCTCATCCCGCGATCTCCCTGATCGATGCTTTCATGGCGTGCGAGTCGCCACAATACCGGGGAACGCCTTACCGGCTCGTTGCTACGCCCGGCCGGCGCCGCCCCTGATCTCGTCGAGCTTCGCGGCGATCGTCATGAAGCGCTCGACGCCGGCCCGATCGCGCGCGAGCGCCAGCGCGCCGATCCGTTCCGCGACATAGGCGGGCGCACCCTCTCCATACATTCGGCTGATTGCCAGCGCCTCGGCCAGGCGCTCCTCGTCGGGGCTCACAGGGCCACCGGCGACCAAGGATCTCGCGCGCCCAGCTCGCGCTCGTCGACGTTGAGCGCGATCGCGAGGTGCAGCCGCTCCTGCTCGGGCAAGCGCCGCGGCGTGCCGCGCTTCACGAACTGCTGGAGGTAGGCGTCATTGCGGCCGATCATCCGCGAGACGGACGCAAGGTCCATGCCCCGATCGCGTACCAGTCGCGCGACCGTCCGCCGCACGGCATCGGGGCAGGGGACCGCGCTCAATGGCAGAGCCAATCGGTTTCGGCGTCCTCCAGGGCCTCGAAGGCGTCGCCCTCGGCCCTGATCGTGGACAGGTGCTTGCGCACGTCGTCGATGCTGCCGTTGCGAGGAAAGGTCCGATCAGCGCGCATGCCCTTCGCGAGCGCGCCAATGAAGCCGCGGCGATCGTGCTGCTTCAGCAGCCAGGCGCCGAACGGCTGGCGGGAAGATAGGTCGGCCATGGTGCCTCCATAGGGGTTTGTCCGGATCGGACGGAATCGCTCTTGCCCGACTCGAAGCGGCCCCTTCATACGATGTTCCGATTTTGTTCTCAAATTTGGAAGGGCGAGAAATGGGGTGGAACGACTTCCGGCTGGCGGCGCGGGGCGAGCGATATCCGAATGCCGACGGGTCCAGCCGGCAGGACGAGCTGAGCCGCTGCGCACGCGGCGAGAAGGTCGAGTTGGTGCGCGAGCCCACGAACGAGCATGACCCCGCCGCCGTCGCCATCCTCTCCTGCCGAGGCGTCCAGCTCGGCTATCTCGCCGCCGAGCACGCCAGTTGGATCGGGAGCAAGATCGATCGGGGCTATGACGTCCGCGCGGTCGTCGAGCGCATCAAGGGTGCGCACCTCGAAGGCGCCACGCTCGGCCTTGTGATCCTGATCAACATGGAAGGAGAGGACCCGACGCTGGACGGCGATGCGAGCCAGCCGTTCGACCCGGCCGAGGCGGTCGCGGCCTGA